GTTGAACTAGTCATTGAGAAAGTAAAAACCATACTTGCCGGTCGGCTTAGTTGGCCAAAGACGTTGCTTCATAGATTCCGAGCGAGTTGAAATGTCGAAATTTTGAAGAAACGTTTCTTCAAAGGTTGGGAACCGACTTGAAAAAGGCAGGACTCTGTCTGAGCCTACGATTTCATGTCTCTCCAAATCTTTAAAGTTTGGTTTTACACCCCATTGAGTAGTCAAAAAGTCATACACATCCTTACAGACGTTGTACACTTGTTTTGAGCATCCCATTGATGCGAAAGCTATCCCGATGCAGCTTGCTGCTGTCTCAGGTGCTCCGCGCGGCCTCTCTGGATAGAGAAGGTGGGCGAGTAGCTCGGCTGGCTCACGAAAAGCGATACCACCGATGTTGCTATATGAAAGGACTTCAACGTTATCAGTATCTTGTCGGAATGTTGTCTTTTCCGGATACATTGTAGCATTAAATCGTCGTTTTGCGTCTTTTGAAAGCGCTTCGACAAATTCTTGTCCGCGAGATAGGTATACACCTTCTCCGAATGATGCTATTGAATCATCGCCTTGCACCATAATGATGAAGTTGCGAGATTCGATGTTGATTCCTTGTGCTGACAAACATGTCAGGATCATAATGCAGTTGACGAACGAGTCGAGCAGCTGGGTCTGTTGGAAACCCGATGCTATTCCGTTCCACTGCCATTGATAGAGATTACCACTCTCAGCACGTATTGGTGTGTGCTTGATAGAGTAAGTCATCCAATCCCATAGGTTTTGGATTCTCTCTTCTGATGTGTTTGTTTTCTGATAAGCAAGTCGTGCGGGGGCATCCTCTTGGTAAAGGGCATCCGTTGGTTCGTAACCTTGATCAAAGTCAAACCATCCTCTCCACATTGTGTGGACATCATCAATCACTTCATGTAGTGCGAAGCGGTCGAATCCGGACCAGTCGGTCGAGATAATAGTTGAAGGGTTGGTAGCCAAGATCTTAGATCTTAGTTTATTCCAGCCTCCTTTGAAGGTCTCAAATCCCCAAAGCATTGGTGATTTGATCTTGTCATTCAGATATTCCTTTTGTAACTGCCAGATGAACATATTTTCTGCCATTAGTAGGAGTTTTGGGACTCCAAAAACAGCGCGAAGTTTGTCTTCATCTTCAGATTTGACGAGGTGAGCTCTAGTGTGTAGTGAACTGTATTCGTACGGGATAGGAGTTCCGTCTTCTTGAAAGAAGGATTCATTCTTATCCTTAATTGCGTGGATGAGTCTTCGATTGAGCTCGAAGATTTCGTTGTACAGGTTGTGGAATGTTAATTTCCCATCGATGTCTTCACCATCGGCCTGACGTTGTCGAAGAAGTTCCGCCCATTTTGGTTCACGGGTGAAAGGTGCTTCTGCTGACACTGGAAGGCTCCAGGGGTAGAATCTTAAGTCGGGAAAGCTAACAGGTTTGAGCCTACGATGCGGTCGGAATAACTTTTCAGTCACTCTGAGGGCACGTCGATAATGGTGGTCTCGAACTAGATCGTGATAAGGTTGATCAGTTCTGAGGAAGTCGTTTTCAGCGGCGTCCGAAGTACCAACACTGCGTCGATATCCGTTTATAGCTTTGTCAGCTAAATCGGGGGCACAATTGTAGATTCCTTTCTTGACGGTACGTTCCATTAGAACATTTCGTCGAGAGTACAGGGGTCCAACGCTCATACGTTTGGTCTTGCCTTTAATAGGCAGACGTCCAAGTCGTAAAAGGTTTGATTGCATGTTGAAAAAAAGCGAGTTGTTTCTTTGTTGCGTAAGAAAAATAACGAGTAAAAAGCGTGTAAC